TATATTGCTACGTTGTATAGCTTGCCTAATCTGCTTCGACCTACTGCCAAGAACTCGTATTCTGACGACATTGTTGCAGCGTACTTATAGTAACCCGCTACCCTGTCAAGATAATGTCCGTCAGCGTTCATCCATTCAGTCCACGCAGCGTGGAACACGGGCAACGCATCAGGCGAATTGTCAATGAAATAGACATCGTCTTCTGGCTGACAATAAGCAGCTACCTTGAGCGGTATCCTGTTCTTCGATGCTACTCTCAAAATAGGGTCACCGACACCAAAGTATGTAGCTTCTTCGCCAGAAGGTCTCCATTGCTGCGGTTCGCAAATATCAAATTGCGCTCTGCGTCTGAACTTATCAGAACAAAGCAGGAATTTGATTGAACCTGGCGAATGGAGTTCTATCTCATCAACTACCCTCTGTAAATCCTCTGCCGTGCAATCAGCCCCAGCTAAGTCTTCGCAATACGAAACCCATTTCGGATGACTTGCAACAGTTACGCCATGTAATGTTGCTGGACCTGTCGTTGTATTACCAATCAAATCTGGTAGTCCAGTAGGGATATACTTGGTTGTGGTATCAACCGTTACATCCAAATATACGCATACCCATTCAGTTGTATCAACTGAAGCGTAGTTATCTATTGTGTCGCCTGTAATCGTAATCGTTCTTGTCGCCTTGTTTACCGCTGAGATAACAGATAATCCAGCATCAACACCATTTGTAGCAGAACCATCTGATTTGTTAAGAATAGATATAATCATACCCTTCTCAAACAAATTCATATTGGTACCAGCAACAAGTGTTACTGTAGTGCTTGAAGGACAACTCTCGCATTGTGCCAAATATCCACCACTATTGAATAGATATTTGTACATATACCGCTCAAGTTCTCCCCTTGCTTCTGTTACCATATCGTCAAGCGCACCAAGATAAGCCATTCTGTTTGTCTTTGTGACGTTCATCACAAACTGACCGACATCCTTCGTGGTGGCAACGATTTTTATGGTATCGTAACCTTCAAACCCAGGACCACCAGCCGCCGTTTTAAGCAACCCAGTCGTTGGGATAATACCACCTGTCGAATGTCCGTAATCCTCTTTATGAGAGAAATTGATACGCTTACCTCCGCCCACCTGACGGTTAGCAAACACTGGTCTCAACACGTCGTTCTGTTCGATTATGAGGTCGTTCATCAGTTTCGGGTAATAGTAATATTTCATGGCATAGTCGAATAATGAAGTATCTAATGAAGCCATTTTAACTAACCTCCTATGTTGTTTTTAATCTAACTTTATCCCCAATGGACTATAAAGACTTAACCTTCTCCCCACCCAGCTATATTGGGGTCTTTAGCCATTCTTCTCATTCTGTCCAATTTAGTCTCACTACGTTTAGGTCTTTCGCCAACCTTCGGTGCTGGCGTTTGTCCACTGAGGGGTTTTGTCTGTTCCGCACCCTTCTTTTTTCCTTTAGCCCATTCTTTTACGCTTTTACCCATTTTGTTTTCGAATATCTCTTTCCCACGTTTAGCTTCCTCGAAAAACATTTCTGGTTTCCAATATTTCGCTTGAGGGGCAAGATATTTAATCATACGTCCTTCAATAAAATCCCTTACATCAGGGTCATCTCCAGCATATTTATCTAACGCCTCTTCGCTTATATTAGTCCAGTATTGACTCGTTTTCTCTTGCTTTTGTTCTTCTCGCTGTGCGGACAGCTCACTTTCCAATTTGTTTATCTTTTCTTCCATCTGTTGCCTGGTTATTTTACCTTCACGTTCCTGCTGTTCAAAGAACGCTCTGGTCTGTTCCTCTGGCGTTTCATAATCACGCCAAGATTTTTCGGGAGCTGGTTGTATCTGCACCTGTGGACGTTCGCTGAACCTGCGTTCAATATCTTGCAGTTTCGCTTCTTGTTCATCTATGCGGTCTGCAATTTCTCGTTCACGCTCATTCAGTCGAGTTCCCTTTTCGTGCAACTCTCTACTCCAGGCAGACTTGTTTTCACTATCCTCTTTCCACGCCTGAATTTGCTCAGGCGTAAATTCACCTTCAAGCCCAGGGACAGTAACCTTTTTAGGCTCTTCAGGCGTTCCCTCTGTCTCGTCGAGGACGGGTGACTCGTTATTTAGAGTATCTTCATCTTGTGGCATTATAAACCTCCAATAAATGTTATTACTCAATAACCATTATTGAGCATTGGGAGTATTGCCTCCTCCCAATATTTCAACTTAACGACTCAAGGCTTTTTTTATCCAGCCTTTGGACTTTTTCTTTGTCTTTACTTCGCCCGCATAAGATTTACCGTTTAGGAAACATAAGTGTATATATCTACCTCCTGATAGTTTCTTAGTGCGGACTCTCCCGCCTTTTGAAACGCAGCGGTTAAATGATTCGGGCATTAAAACCCCCTCTCTTCTGAACCGTAGGCACCGCCTGTCGGTTGTACCCTCTGTTCTGCTAATTTATCAACTAACCCTACACCTGTCGGCATCTCTCCACTTTGCTGGAATACTCCACCACCACCAACTCGTGTTTGCGGTTCAGGCGAAGGCGGTAACCCTTGCTGTACTCTCATTTGTTCTTCAATAGCAGCTTGAATGAACCGTAGATGTATTTTAAAATGACCTTCAATAATAGCATCCTGTTGTCCTTGCGGTAGTTTCATAAACTCGTCTGAATTGAGGAACGAAGTATGTACTTTGACGTCTGTCGGATGATGATGCCACGGTTTGACTTCTGGTATCTCGCCTTGTAACATCAATCTGTTTTCTTTCTCGGCACGACCTGCGTGCTGGTTTTTAACAACTAGCGTATTGGCAAGCTCTTCGCTTATGTAAGACATAATCTTGTGCATTACCATCGGGTCGTTGAACACTTCTGCTACCGCTGGTATATTTTGGACAACTCCCAAGAACCTTACAATAAACTCCATCATCGCCTGTTTGTTTCTCATAAACTCACTGCTTACTGCTACAGAAACCGTATAATCATCAAGAATATCTTTACTGCCAGTAAACTCTATTACTTCCATGGTCCTGTCGCCCTGATATGAAATAGAACGTGGCTCAGTATAATGCTTTTTAGCCAACGCCAACAATATCTCGCCGAAATCAGATAACGATTCCTCAAACATACCAAGCGTTACCGCCATTCTCGTAACATCGGCTTCCTGCAACAAATATATTCCTCTTCCTGACATACCTTTCCCAGTCGGTGTCTGGCTGCGTGCGGTGACTTCGTGTAAACCCCATTTGTGTTCCAGCTCTAATTTAATATTCTGCATTTCAAGCAAATTAATTTCTGGAAACGCTGGCGGCATAACGATACCAGGCGTGCCCTCGTCTGGGTCATACTCAACAACCTGATATGATTTGCCGAGCATTGAACCATAATCTATCCCGCTATTTCTCGGCATAAGAACAAGGGCAGGAAGTCGTGTATGCTCAATCAGCCTCGATTCTAATAGATTATACATCTTTTGCTTGGCTCTACTGTGAGACACAAGGCTTCTTGCCCATATATCTTCCATACCAACCTGATGACAGAAATGGCATATAGGAATACGTCGTGTCGGTAATTCCTCTTCGCTTTCTTCGCTGTCATAGAGCAACTCTTCTTGACATACAATGCTATGTAATCCTTTTGGACGCCTGCGTGTAGGTGCTTCGTAATACTCATATATCGCAACTGGTTTAAGTTCATCTTCAAGCGTTCTGTCCTCACGCCTCGCCTCTGATGTTCCCATACCGCTTAACGAATACATCTGCTCTTCTATGGTAGAAACTGATGTGTCAAGTTTAGGATTTACCCTATCAACTCTTTTCTTATCAAACATCGAGTAAAGCGAATCCTTTGTTTTTATATATTTAGTAAGCGTCCAACCATATCTCATAATATCACGCCAAATATTTCGTGTCGGGTCAACGAGCATCTGGAACGGGTTAAAAATATCACAACATATACGTCCTGTATTCAAGGTAGGCGGTTCTGGATATTCAATACCAGCGTTTCTCGCCATCTCAGCTTCTTCTTTGTTGTAATCAGGATTATCTACTTCTACACCATTTTCTGGGTCGAAATAAGGACGCAAGAAAACGTGGTTGGTTACTATCATCCATTTCATCGCTACTGCAAGTATAGACCTCATGTTCAAATCATACCATAAAGCACGCAGTATCTGCGAGTTCTTCTCCGCACGTTCTATCGCTTCAGATGTTTTACTTTCGGAATTTACCGTCGGTATAGGACGGCTACTTAATATCTTTGACATCATCGTATCGGCAAGCGGTTTGATGAGATTATTGACTGAATACACCTGCTGGGTAGCGAAATCCTCTATTGGTGGCGTTGTATAGGTCATAGTACCCATATCAAATGTCTGCCATTGAAACCCCTTGTAGAACGCTATATCGTTATAATAATCCTTCCAGCGTTTCCACGCATACTTTTCGCCTTCACGCCATTTGTTAGTGATATATTCTACTTTTGTTTCCGCTTTCGATACGTTAGCCATTACCAACTCCTAAACAATGCTTTTTTTATCCAGCCCTTAATCTTTCTTTTCTTTTTACGTTTATCATCAGGCGCAAGTCCTTTCTTTCTTTTCGCTTTAGTTGTACCACTGAAAAATGGTCTCACGTTACTTCTTACTCTCATCGCCTTACGTATTGGTCGCACAACTGGTCTCGTCCAATGCGTCTTTTCGGCTTCCCTGAATCTGCGCAATGGTCTCCTGCCTAATCTTGAACTGCGTCTTCCCCCTCCAGCAACACCGAACATAGCCATATCTTATACCTCGTTCAATATCTTTAAACGTTTATCCACTTCTTCGCTGACTTTCTTGTTGAATAATCTTTGCTGCGCTTCGCTCTCCGCCATAACATTTCTGCGATATGTATCTGGTTTAATGTATTTCATCAATCTATCAATACGTTCGTCTTTTCTTTTATTCTCAAGATATACGATATAAGCCAAACCAAGTATTACTGCTGACTGTACAATTATTGCTGCTGCCATAATTTCACCTTCTCCCCATAAAAACAATGACAATCCCTTAAATTGTTCCCACGTATGTATCTCTCTATGTTGCTTATCGTTTCCTTCTTGTCACCATTAACCGAAAATTCTTTAACCCTATATGCGTGCCGCCAATTCTGGTGCTGTATAGCGAACAAATCAGGCACAAGCAGATAGAACTTGCTTTTCGGTCTCCCTACCTTGTTTTTGTTTTCTTGTGGTGTCATAAGTCCTCCTGACTTAAAAATTTTACCTTAAAATCGTCTCCCTTTTTAGCAAACTTCTTTTCACGCCATCTATGAAATTTAGCAGAATAAGAATAATCTTCTTGTTTCTGCGGTTTAATACCTTGCGGCGTTATTACAATCTGCAACAGATATGACATAGCGTCAGGACCATCATCGTTACTATTCTTGTATGGTCTCCAACGTAACAAAGAATCTATCAAATCATACATCCATTTGCCTATAAAGACTTTACCGTTCTCTACATACGGCACAAACGACATTATACGTGAAGTCTTGCTTCTTCCATAAGCGCCTGGCTGTTCGCCATATTTGAGTGATTTAATAGTAAAATGCAAACCTTCTGCCTGCATCCAATCTTTCAGATTTTTTCTCATACCCCTTTCCAGTATACCCTGTTCAACACCAGTCTTCATCGGTTTCCATTGTTTCATCTTTTTCCACAACATCTTAACACCCTCATATTGGCTCATCTTCTTGAGCACATAATCAACACACGCCATGTTCATATCCTTGTCTACCGCCCACACTTCTATAGCCCATTTGTCGCTATATTTCTCATCACTACCAGCAGGGTCAACAGTAATAAATATATTAACTTGACGCTTCAAGAATTTATCAATCTCTTCTCTTGTAAGAATCTGCAAACCTTCTCTTGGGTTATCTGGCGTCGCCTCTTTAAATACCTGTGTCGCTTTAGGTATAGGATTATTAAGCAACTGACAACTAAATTTGTAGGCACCAAGCTCTCTGCGTTTATTGTCTATCCACTCCTCATCGTACATCGGCACTGGTTTCTTGCCTCTACCATAAGTAAGCGGGAATATAGGTTCGTTGTTGTCATTGTATACGCCCTTAACGAGTATCTGATAGCGTTGAGGATGGTCATAAGGATACGATTTGTTTTTCTCTATGAGATAACCGCTCAAATCCTCGTCATCCCAGCGTGTCGCATTACCGATAATCTTCCTGACAACCAAAAGACAATACTCATAGTCATCTCGTACCGCACGTCTACCTTCTGCTGTGTTGTAGTTATTCTCTGACTGCAAATCGTCCAAAATGCCTACAATAGGGTGAAGCCCAGTAACGTCCGTACCAACGCCAGTAGCAAAAACATTGGGTTCACGAGTAAACTCTGTACGTAAAGATATATTCATTTCATCGGTAGACCACTTGTCGCCTTCAAGATTACCAAAAAGCACTTGTATCTCTGGGCTTTTTATACGCTTCTGGATAGGATTTAGTATCCTTGTAGCGTTAAGCCATGTATTACTACGCAACATTATAGTAACATTCGGGTCATTGAGCAACAACTGCACGATAATACCCTGCGTAAAGGTTGTCTTGAAATGCCAGCGTGGAAGCAATACCCATATTCTGTCGCTTTTCTGTGTATAGAATTTAGCCAAATCACATTGATATGGTATCCGACACTCCCTGTTCTCCACACGATAATCTACATCTTTCCAGCCCAATCCCTGGTTCAGAAGATAAAGAAGGTCGGTTTTCATACGGTTACGCAGGTATCCTTTAGCGTCATTAAGTGCCCATTGCTGTTCTTTGGACAACATATCTTTCGTTATCGCCCTTTTCTCTACTTTATGCAATTTAGTGGCTTGAGGCACAACGGTAAGGGGGGAACCCTCCTCAAGCCACGTCATTGAAACACCTTTTTCGCTGATTTTATATGGAATACCATCAATTTGTTTGCTTTTTACTTTAATATTATTTGTTTCCACGTGGTTTTACGATGTCCTCTACGCCAAAAACAGCTTTTTGTACTAGTTTGCTTATCTCTTTAGCCAATTTCGTATCATCACGCACCTCTTTTATCTGTTTCGGTGTCCATTTCTTGCCCATTTGCAATCCAATCTCCACCATACGTGGATGTCGAGCCAAAATCATGTCAATTAGTGCCAATTCGGCAAGTGTGCCTATATCCGATTCACGACTAGCGAAGATGTTTTCCCATATTATCTTCTTTTCACGTTCAAATTCCTCGCAATCCATGAGTTGTTTAGCCTTTTTAGCTGATAGATACGATTTATCTGATTCTTTGCCGTCTTTGTCTGGTCGTTTGCCGAACAGTTCATGCACAACCGTTGGCGGCATAAGCACCAAAACGGGGTCTATGCGTTTTAAAAACTCGCAGAGATGTATTGATGTATTAAAATTCTTGGGCATAAGCCCAAGTTCTTTGATTTTGTTTACTTTTAGTTTCCAGGCGTTAAAATATTTGTTGTTCAACTATGTTTCACGGTTACCTCACACAAATCCCCCTTTTCATCATACTTGTAATATTTGCCGTTGATTTTATAATCATATCCAAACACACGGCAATACCCTTTGCCCCACTGGCTAACCACTATACGCTCTACTCGTGGTCTTGCATACCTATCATCATTCGTGCCACGTCGCTTATGGTCAATAATGTTAAATGCCATAAAATTAGCAAGTATCGGCAAGAACCGTTGACCGTAGCCAAACGGTGGCTTGTGGTACACGCACAAGGGATGAATTGTTGCCGATACAAGAACACATCCTACCATTAGTAGGTGCATCAATATAAGCGGGGAGCTGACGAACGCTGTTATTATTCATTGTTTTCCGTTCCGTTTCCCCTAATCCTCACCATTAAACAAAACCGCCAATTCGTTAAATATGCGTAATCCTTAATATACTGAAATATCATATTAAATAAATGGCTTTATGTAAATATTTTCTATTCTCGTATCTAATTATTTTCAATTCTATCGGAACAAGAATGTACCCAGTAATAAAATCATATATCCTCCAAA